CCTCAAGTAATTGAACAAATGGAGATTGAAATTAAGAATGCTCCGAAGACAGTCTTGTATGAGACTAGTGTTCGAGAGTTTAAGAATTTCCTCTCGTTACTAAAATCTAATATGTAAAGGAGTCATTATGACTGAAAAACATGAAGACCTCGACGATGTAGTAACAGACGAAATCGTTGAACAAACTCTCGAAGAAATGGATGGTAAAGCACCTGCTCCTAAAGCAGACCCCGACGCAACTTCTCCCGAAGATGCAGTGGCGTCTGTCGATAAGGTAGTAAAGGATGCTCCCGCTCCTATCAAGAAAGTCCACCCAAAAACAAAAGCGGGTATGATTAGTGCAATGACTGACAAAATGCTTAAAATGTCCAAAAAGGACATGGAAGAGATGTATGGCAGTTACAACGAATCAGTAGATATGGAAGATAGTGAAGTTGTTGTTGAAACAACTGTAGATACTTCTGCTGAATTAGACGCACTAGTTGAGTCTGAAGCAACTCTTTCCGAAGAGTTCAAAGCTAAAACCGCAATACTTTTTGAGTCCGCTCTAAAATCAAAACTTTCAGAAGAAGTTGACAGATTAGAAGCGCAATACAAAGAAGAGTTAGCAGAAGAAGTATCTTCAACTAAATCTGACCTTGTAGAGAAAGTGGATAACTACCTCAACTATGTAGTTGAAACTTGGATGGAAGACAACAAACTTGCTGTGCAGAATGGTCTGCGTACTGAGATTGCTGAAACTTTCATGGAAAAAATGAAAGACCTCTTCACAGAGTCTTACATTGATGTTCCAGAATCTAAAGTTGACCTAGTTGATGAACTTGCTGAATCAGTAGACGAATTAGAATCTAAACTAAATGAATCTACACAGAAAATCATCGACACTACTGCAGAACTCGAAGGATACAAGAGAAACACGATTATTCGTGAAGCATCTCGTGACCTTGCAGAGACACAAGTTGAAAAACTAAAAACACTCGTTGAAGATGTAGACTTTGGAAGTGAAGATGCCTTCACAAGTAAAGTAAACACAATCAAAGAGTCATACTTTAGTCAAAAAATCAAAGAAGAAGTAAGTCAAGACATCGCAGAAGACGCTAATGCTCAAACAGCAGAAGTATCTGACGTAATGGCATCTTACCTCTCAACAATTCGTAAAACAGCATTAAAATAAGGAAGTATCAAAATGCAACAATCATACGACACATTAATCGAAAAGTGGGCACCAGTCCTAGACGAAGGTCATGCAATTAAAGACCATCACCGTCGTCAAGTAACTGCCGCTATCCTCGAAAACCAAGAGAAAGCTCTAAACGAAGAGCGTTCAGCAATGCACGGTTTCTTAACAGAAGCAGCGCCAGGAAACGCAACATCATCTGTTGCAAACTTTGACCCAGTATTAATCTCATTAGTACGACGTTCAATGCCTAACCTACTCGCATACGACGTATGTGGTGTTCAACCAATGAATGGCCCAACAGGTCTTATCTTTGCTATGAAAGCAAGATACGGTGCTGGTGCAACTTCTTCAACAGAAGCGTTATTCAACGAAGCACAAACACAGAAGTCTGGTGACCAAGCTGGAACACATGACTCAGATAACGCATCTGGTTGGAACGGCGCAGACTCAGAAGGAACACGTCTAACTTCACTTGCTGCTGGCGGTATGTCAACTGCAACTGCAGAAGCATTAGGTTCATCAGGTGGTGGAACATTCCAAGAAATGGGTTTCACAATCGAGAAACAAACTGTTACTGCTAAGTCGCGTGCTTTACAGGCAGAGTATTCTTTAGAACTTGCTCAAGACCTAAAAGCAATCCACGGTCTAGACGCTGAAACAGAGTTAGCAAACATATTGTCAACTGAAATCCTCGCTGAAATCAACCGCGAAGTTATCAGAACAATTAACTCACAAGCGAAAAGTGGCGCACAACAAGCATCAACTGCTGTAAACGGCGTATTCAGTGTATCAACAGATACAGACGGACGTTGGAGTGCAGAGAAGTTCAAAGGTCTTGGACTACAAATAGACAGAGAAGCAAACGTAATTGCAAAAGAAACTCGTCGCGGTAAAGGTAACATAGTAATATGTTCATCCGACGTTGCAACTGCATTAGCTGCTGCTGGAACTCTTGACTACTCACCTGCAATCGCTAACAACCTACAGGTTGACGACACAGGTAACACTTTTGCTGGTCTATTAAACGGACGTATCAAAGTATACATCGACCCATATGCAAGCACAGACTACATGACAGTAGGTTATAAGGGTACAAACCCATATGACGCTGGTGTATTCTATTGCCCATATGTACCATTACAAATGGTTAAGGCAGTATCACAAGATACATTCGCACCAAAAATCGGGTTCAAAACTCGTTATGGTATGACTTCAAACCCATTCGTAGGTGCTACACCTTCTAACGGTTTGGCAACTGTCAAAACTAACCAGTACTACAGAATCATGAAAGTCACAGACATAATGGTCTAGTACTACTGTTTAAAAGATTTATTCTTTTGGGGAGACTTCGGTCTCCCTTTTTTTTTGTCTAAAAATAAATGAAAAAAAGTGAAAAAAGTACTTGACATTCTCTGTTCTATATGGTACTGTAAGACATAATAAGAAAGGAAATATTATGCAAATAAATAGAAAAGATATCGAGAACAGGAAAATGACAAGAGAGTTTTTTGATTATGTTCTTAGTTTCTATGGTAAAGGTGGTCTTTATGACTTCGGTGCCAAGTTAGATGATGTAATCACTGCAACGCAGATTTACCTCAACAAAATCGTGACGAATAAAAATAAGTTTTATACTTGGGGTTATGGCGATAGTCTTGACCGCGAAAGAGTTCGTGACATCTTGTTAGATGAAGACATCTTCGGTTACGAGTGGAAAACAAATGCTAAACTTCACTTAGACTTAACAAACTAAAAAAAGTGCTTGACATTCTCTGTCAAGTATGGTATTGTAAGATATAATAAAGAAAGGAAAAAAATATTATGGAATACGAAATTTACGAATATGTAGAAGAACCTACACTAGAAGAACAGATTGAGGCATCAGTCAAAGAAGGAATAACGTTAGGACTTTTCAAAGACCTTTCTGATGACCCAACTTTCTTAAAGTTCAAGGCGACAGTTGATGAAATAGAAAATGCCTCTAGAGACGAACGCATTGCGGACATCGAGGATTCTTATGAAGAGTTCTTGGCGGAACGTTCATACGAAGATGAAGCAATGCTTGCCAGTCTTCTTTTTGCAGGAGGTGCGTAATAATGGCATTAGTATTAGGATACACTAAAGAGAAAGAGTTCGTACAAGAATGTTTCAATACTCGTTTAGAGTTCGAAAACAGATACCAAGAACTCATGGAGAGGTTTGGTGGATTTGACTTTGAGTTTCTAAAGGAATATGAAGTCAGTGGTTACAACTCAAAACTTATAAAAGACATGAATACAGAAAGAAAAATCAGAGAGGAAAATGTATAATGAAAGCATATGAAGTAAAATTAAAGTTGAACACAAGGAACGAGGATTGGAAACGATTTGCAACCGCAAAGGAAGCAGTCAAGTTTATCCTAGACGAGAGACACACCGAAGGGTTCACGGTCTCTGGACGTACCTATGATGAAAAGTTCGAAGAGTTAGAATGGATTGAGAAAGGTAGGATTGTAAATGTCTAAGATATTAAAAACCTATATAAATATAAAAGAAAAGGAAAAGTTATGAAAAAATTATTTATCGCAACAGTTTTAACAACCACTCTTTTTGCGTCACCAAGTTTTGCTGTTGAACCAATATATAATGTTCAAGACCACTATACAACACAAAATCAACAAATACCGTCCACACAAAATGTGTGTCGTAATGTAAGTGTCCCTGTGTATGGAAACACTGGTAGAGGCGCGTCAGGTGGTGATGTCTTACTTGGAATGGGATTAGGCGCATTAGTCGGTAAAGCAGTATCTGGTAAAAGAGATGGTGCGTATGTCGGTGGTGCTTTAGGTGGAATTATTGCTGCTGAAGAGGCAAGTAATAGAAGAGGTGTGGTTGATTACCAAATTGAACAGAGATGTAATCGACAAACAACATATACAACAAATTCAAATCGAGTATATTCACACACTACTGCAACCATATTTATTGATGGTCGTAGTTATCCAGTTAGGTTTAATCGTTACAATAGGTAGGAGAGTAATATAATAATGTTTGAGTTTTTTTTAGGATTAATGATTGGTGGTTTTGGAACCATATTGTTTGTTTTTATGACAAGTGTTGATATTGATTGTGGCGGGTATACTGCTATGACAACTGAAGAAGAAGATGAAGAGAGAGAAATGTATCTCAGAGGTGAAGATTAGTGGGAACTAAGGCAGGAAAGATTTGGGGAAACACAGAACTAGTACATGCTAATGGTGTATTAGAGTTTCACCGTATCGAGTTCAAAAAGGGATACAAGTGTTCCGAACATTTACACAAACATAAATGGAATGGTTTCTTTGTTGAAAGAGGTGTTATGATTGTTCGTGTATGGCAAGACGGAGAACAGGATGGTCTTGTTGATGAAACAATACTAACTGCAGGAGACTTCTGTCAAGTAAAGCCTGGCAAGATACATCAGTTCGAAGGTGTTCAAGATGGTGTTGCGTTTGAATTGTATTGGGCAGAGTTCGCCCACGATGACATTGAGAGACGTACTATAGGGACTTCTATTTGAATTCAAAAGAAGAGAACGCAAAGGTCGCTTGGAAAGTAACATAAGAGCCGTCTCCAGTGGCAGAAAATTGTATACTGCCTAAGTCTGTTGGAATACAATCCTTATATAGAATTTTATTTGTTGTGTTGTTATGACTTGAAAGTATAAAAAGAGTAATGTCGTGGTGAGATGCTATTTCGGTTTTGATGTTTTGAGAAGTTTTATAGTTTTGATTGATAGACCTTTCTAACCAATCTTTCATTTCTTTGTATGAATCTAAATTTTCGTCTAATAATAAACGGAAATCTATACTGTTACTATAATTTATTCTACTGCCTGGCATAGGAATACCTTGACTTTTTTGAAAAGGTAATGTAACAGCTGGAACGCTTAACGATGGATGAACAACACCTTGAGCGAAGTACTCTAAGTTCGGATATCGTTTTCTGTTAATAACAATACGGAAACCCGTAGGTTGTAAGTAATTAATATTAGATGTGAGTGACGCATCTTTGATTTGAGTTTTAAGTGTTGCTGCATTCTGTGGCATTTTTACTTCCTATATCTGTACTTCTATTTATATAGAAAATACAGAGATAATTAAAATATATATAGTAACATAAGGAATATATTATGATAAATTTAGAATCCATATTGGCAGAGTGGAAAGAGGACTCCCTTATAAAAGAGGGTCAACTTGACAAGAATAGTATGGACACTCCCAAGATGCACGCCAAGTATCTTGAGTATCTATCCCTAACTAAACTACGATTGAAGAAGGCAGAGTTTTCTCAGAAGTCTCTGTTGAAAGATAAGTGGTTATGGTACAACGGGAAGATGGACGAAGAGACTATGAGGTCAAAGAACTGGTCACCCGACCCATTTAATGGACTCAAAGTATTGAAGGGTGACTTAGAGAAGTACTACTACGATGCCGACCAAGAGATACAGGACAGTGAGATACGCATTCAGTATCTAAAAACTATTGTTGAAACCCTTGAGAGTATCATGAACAATCTCAACTGGAGACACACCACGATTGGTAACATCATCAAGATAAGACAACTTGAGGCAGGATACTAATGAGTGTTGAAAAGAACGCAAAGGCATTCGCAGAAGAAAGAGTTAACTTCCTTATAGATAATAACTACATTGATAAAAATCGACGTGAAGAAGTATTCGAATCGTTAAGATATAAGTTTATAGAAGAAGATGCCAGAGACAAAGAATACATTGCCGAATACAATAACCGTAGGACTCAAGAATCATAGTATGATGTTGGTTGATGCGGAAGCGCATCAGATACCAGAACTACGCGAATACTTTTCTTTCTTTGTACCTAACTATAGATATGTACCTGCCTACAAGAACAAAAAGTGGGATGGCAAAATCAAGTTATTCAATCAGGTCACGCGCGAACTCAATGTGGGTTTGTATGAACACTTGCGTAAGTTTTGTAGTGACCGAATGTATCCCCTACGATTACAGGAGACCGACTATGGACATCCTGCTCAGAGAAATAAAGTAGACCACCAAACCCTTGTGAAGTTTCAAGAGAGTTTGAAGTTACCCTTTCCCCTACGCGATTATCAGTACGAAGCAGTGTCACACGGCATCGAGAAAAAACGCGCGATTTTATTGTCCCCTACAGGTTCGGGTAAATCCTTTATCTGTTATAATCTGATACAATGGTACATGGATAACTATGGCGACAAACAGATATTGATTGTTGTTCCTACAACAAGTCTAGTCGAACAACTCTATAAAGACTTTGATGAGTATGGATTTGATGTTGAAGAGAATGTGCATCGTATCTATAGTGGTAAGGATAAGAATACCGACAAACCTATTATCATATCAACGTGGCAATCTATCTACAAGTTCAGTCCAGATTGGTATGAGAACTTTGGGTGCGTAGTAGGTGATGAGGTTCATCTCTTCAAGGCAAAGTCTCTTTCGGGTATTATGAATAAGTGTGTGAATGCCGAATATAGATTTGGTATGACAGGTACACTCGATGGAACCGCAACAAATAAACTTGTGCTTGAAGGATTATTTGGTGTAACGAAAAGAGTGACGATGACCAGAGACCTACAGGAGAAAGGTACACTTGCAAAATTAGATATCTCCATTCTATTATTGAGGTATCATAATGATGTGTGCCACTGGATGAAGGGTAAGACCTATCAAGAGGAAATAGATTATATTGTCACGAACGAGAAACGCAACAGATTGATTACTAATCTTGCGGCAGACCAGAAAGGAAACTCACTGGTGTTATTTCAGTTCGTAGAAAAGCATGGTAAACCATTATTCGATATGATACGCGACAAGGTAGGCGAGAGACCCGTATATTACGTCTCAGGAGAGGTAGATGCGAAAGACAGGGAACAGATAAGGGGAATCGTAGAGAAACAAAAGAATGCTATCATTGTTGCATCACTCGGAACATTCTCCACGGGTATCAACATAAGGAACCTACATAATATTATATTCGCATCTCCAAGTAAGTCTCAGGTAAAAGTATTACAATCTATTGGTAGGGCATTACGAATGAGTGATGATGGTAGTGTTGCCAAACTCTATGACATTGCAGATGACTTTCATGTGAAATCTCATAAGAACTTTACACTGAAACATAGTGGTGAAAGAATCAAGATATATAGTAAGGAACAGTTCCCATATAACATATTTAAATTGGACTTAAAGTAGGACTAAATAATATTATGAGTAAAGAATTATACGAAACAAAACAATTTAAACTTACATCAGGGGAAGAGATTATCGCTGAAGTCGTTCAATGGAATATGGATGACGAGACAGAGATAGTTGTCCGTAAGGCAATGAAACTTGTCATGGGTGAAACTGAAGGTGGTAACTACAGATATTATTCCTTTCGACCTTGGATGGTATATCAAGAAAACTTAGAAGACTTTATTATATTGAACGCGGCACATATTGTTGGTATTGCTCAACCTGTTGATTCTATATTGATACAATATGAAGAAGCACTTATTAGTATGCAAGAGATGTTTGAGAATAGAGAAAGTCAAGCAACCGTAACAGGTAATGGTGATGTGAATGAACTGACCCAGAAGTTAAGAGACCATTTAAAAAGTATTGAAGAAGAGAACAATGATAATGATTCAGATGATAATGTGCTCCCATTTATAGACCCAAAGACGTTACATTAATTATGTATACTCAGCCTTCCCAAATAGAGCTTTAATTATACCATACTTTTCGTAATATGTCAAGTATAAAATGAAAATAAATATTTGCTTGACTTATACACCCCGTTGTGATAGAATAGTAGGTATAGAAATAAAAAACCATAATAGGAATTGAAATGACTGATAAAGTGAAAGTGAAACCAAAGGATAGACCACACTACGTGAATAACGCGCAGTTCTCACAAGCAGTGGTTGACTATGTTACTATACTGAATGAAGCACGCGACAAGAAGGCAAACCAACTTCCAAAGGTTCCCGACTATATCGCTTCCTGTTTCCTAAAAATATGTGAGGGTCTTTCCCATAAATCAAACTTCGTTCGATACACTTATAGAGAAGAGATGGTAATGGACGCAGTAGAAAACTGTCTCAAGGCGATAGAGAACTACAACCTCGAAGCGGCAACCCGTACAGGTAAACCAAATGCCTTTGCATACTTCACACAAATATCTTGGTACGCATTCCTTAGACGTATACAAAAAGAAAAGAAACAACAAGACATCAAAATGAAATATATCAATCAATCTGGCATTGAGAACTTTCTTGATAATGAACTGGGTGATGCTCAGAGTGCCACAGTTGCACAAGCATTCGTTGACCAACTCCGTATTCGTATTGATGAGGTAAAGGTCAAGGATAGTGAGTGGAAAGAGATTGTAAAGAAACAACGAAAAAGACGTACAGTAAAAGTTGATAGTGACCTATCTGGATTTATTAATGAGTGACGTACATTTCACATATCATGGTAGCGACCTTGAGTTAATGGGTTGGAACTTAGAAGTTCTTGGTGACGCAGAAACAAGACTATTACACAAAGATAATGTAACCTATAATAAATGGTTAGACGAACAAGAAGCGGCATTGGATTTTTATATTGAAAGTGACCCTTGGAAATGACCCAATATAATGCTTGACTTATTGTGTCAAGTGTGATATACTGAAGGTTATATAAGAAAGGCAAACTATGAAAATCGCAATACTAAATGATACCCATGCGGGTATACGAAACTCTTCGGACATCTTTATGGATTACCAAGAGAAGTTCTACCGAGATGTATTCTTCCCCTATCTAAGAGAAAATGGTATCACTCAGATACTTCACCTTGGCGACTACTACGATAATCGTAAAACCGTTAACTTCAAGGCACTGGGTCACAATCGTAAAATCTTCCTAGAGAAACTTCGTGAGTATGGTATCACGATGGACATAATTCCTGGCAATCATGACGTGTACTACAAGAATACTAATGAGTTGAATGCTTTGAAAGAACTTCAAGGTCACTATATGAATGAAGTTAATCTTGTTATGGAACCAACAGTGTTAGACTATGAAGGATTAAAGATGGGACTCGTTCCTTGGATATGTAAAGAGAATGAAGAACAGTGTCTTGACTTTATTGCGAATTGTAAAGCAGACTTTATTGGTGCGCATTTAGAACTACAAGGTTTTGATATGCAGAAAGGTATGCCATGTCAAGATGGTATGTCACCTAAACTCTTTGAGAGATTTGAGACTGTATTGTCGGGTCACTTCCATGCCAAGTCACATATGGGTAACATACATTATCTTGGGTCACAGATGGAGTTCTTCTGGAATGATTGTAATGATGACAAGTACTTCCACATTCTTGATACGGAAACAAGAGAACTGACTGCCGTTCGTAACCCCGTCACAATCTATGAGAAGATATATTATGACCACGAGAAGTTAAACAAGTTCCAAGACCTATCACATCTCGACGAGAAGTTCGTAAAGATTATTGTAGTGAACAAGGGTGATGCCTATGAGTTTGAAAGGTTTGTTGACAGGGTACAGGCACAAAAGATACACGAACTCAAGATACAAGAAGACTTCTCAGATTTCATTGGAGACAATGTAGATGACGCAAAGGTTTCTGTAGAGGATACTGAACAGATTGTATATGATTATATTGATGCTGTCAATACTGACCTCGATAAGGGTAGGATAAAGAAAGAGATTTCTGATTTAATGAAAGAAGCACAGAGTATGGAAATAGTATAACTTTGTGCTTGACTTATGTTATCCATTGTGATATAATGGATGTTGAAAAGGAAATTTTATGATTTATTTTGAGAAACTGCGGTTCAAGAACTTCTTGTCTACAGGTAACAATTTTACAGAGATTGA